TCTTTGGATAGAACGGTTACTTAAAAAGCCGTTCCACAAATACAGTTTATGGGGTGACAAGAAGTTTTACGACCCCCAGCTACACCCAATCACGCAGGAATTAGAAGCTAATTTCCCTGCAATACAGGCAGAAGTCAAAGAACTCCTAAAGCGGTATGACGAGTTCGCCAACTTTCAAAGCATTAGCCCTGACCAAACTTACATAAGTAACGATGACCGCTGGCGTATGTTCTTTTTCAAAGCCGCAGGGGTTAACTTTGGTAAGAACAAGCAATACTGCCCAGTAGCCATGTCAATTGTTGACAAGCACAAAGATGTCATTTCTGCCTATATATCGGTACTTGGCCCACGCAAACTACTAAACCCACATGAAGGCCCATGGTCAGGCATATTAAGAATGCACTTAGGGGTAGTAGTACCGCAATTCCAACAATGCTCACTACATAACGGTGGGGAAGTGTACTTTTGGGAAGAAGGTAAATGTGTTCTATTTGATGACACTTACACCCACATGGCACTAAACGACACAGACAGCATTCGTGCCGTGCTATTCCTAGACATTATGCGACCCCTGCCCCAGCCTTGGAAGTTCATAAACTGGGCAATACTTCGCTTATCTATCCTATTCCCGTATATATGGATTCCCTACTTCCGTCACAAGAAATGGGAGAAGGCGTTTTACAAACAACAGGTTAGCTGATAAACTTAATGTATCTTAATCAACCACTTGGATAAGGTATGAGTTCTAAAGTAGAAAAAACTAGAAAAAAGACTGGCGGTCGTTCCGCTGGTACTCCTAATAAGTCCACAGCGGTCGCTAGAGAAGCGATTGCAAGGTTTGTGGATGGGAATAGCCACAAGCTACAAGAATGGCTTGACGAGATTGCTATGAACGAAAAGCTAGGGCCAAAGGTTGCGTTTGATTGCTTTATGCAAGTCGCTGAATACCATGTCCCTAAATTAGCACGGGTTGAACAAGTTGGCGATGAAGAAAAGCCAGTAGTCCATGTGTTCAAATGGAAGGATTAGTTGAGGTAGTCCACGAGTTTGACTATAAAGCCCGTGACGCATTCAAAGACTTTCATTACAGAACCCAGCGTTGGGCTGTTTTGGTCTGCCATCGTAGAGCAGGAAAGACGGTAGCTAGCATAAATGACTGTATTCGCAGAGCATTAGCTGAAAACAAACCTGACGCACGGTATGCCTACATAGCACCGTATTACGCACAAGCCAAGAATATTGCTTGGGATTACTTAACTAGATATGCCGCACCAGCTATGGTCAAGGCAAATCAATCAGAATTATGGGTGGAACTGGTAAATGGAGCAAAAATTCGGCTATTTGGTGCTGACAATCCTGATGCTTTGCGTGGTCTATATCTTGATGGCGTAGTTTTAGACGAGTACGCAGACATGAAACCCCGTATATGGGGTGAGATTGTTCGACCACTACTGGTTGACCGCAATGGATTAAATGGCTATCAGACATGGGCTACCTTTATTGGAACGCCTAAAGGACACAATGGCTTTTGGGATATATATAACGAAGGCATTAAAAGCCCTAACTGGTACACCAAGACACTAAGAGCAGACCAATCAGGATTACTGCCTAAAGAAGAATTGCGTGATGCACAAGCTACCATGTCCGCCAATCAATACGAGCAAGAATTCCTTTGTTCATTTGAAGCGGCAATCCTTGGGGCATATTACGGTCAGGAAATGCGTAGGCTGACAGACTTGGGACAAATTACTACGGTTGAGTACGACCCATTGTTCAAGGTCAATACAGCTTGGGACTTGGGTTATAGCGATTCCACGAGCATTTGGTTCTTTCAAGTTATCCATGGTGAGATACGAGTTCTTGAATACTTTGAAGCACACGGTCAAGCCGTACCGTTTTACGCTGGAGTGATTAACTCAAAAGACTACGAATATGACACGCATTATTTGCCACATGACGCTAGAGCAAAAACTATGGCAAGCGGTGGAAAGTCAACAATTGAGCAACTTTCTGACAAAATTCCTTTAGAATCACTTAAAATAGTACCTAATTTGTCAGTTCAAGACGGAATTCAAGCAACTCGTATGGCATTGACTAGAGCATGGTTTGACCTTGAAAAATGTGAACAAGGCATCGAATGCTTAAGACAGTACCAGCGTGAATACGATGACGACAAAAAGATGTTTCGAGATAAGCCACGGCATGATTGGGCAAGTCACGGGGCAGACGCATTTAGGATGCTGGCAGTAGCTTGGCGTGAGCAAGAGAAGATTGAAGCCGTTGATATGCCTATTAGGGGTATCGTGGTTGGCAACAATGAAGTAACAATGGATGAACTGTGGAAGTCTGTACCAAAACCATCAACAGGTAGGATATAAATATGGCCGAAGAATCTCAATTTACGCATAAGTACGAACATTGGTATAACCAAATCTCTGCTTATGACCGTAGCTTTAAGAAATGGGAAGGCCGAGCAGACAAAATCGTTAAGCGTTACCGTGACGACCAACGCCAGCAAAACAACCCAAATAGCCGCTTTAATATCCTTTGGTCAAATGTTCAGACCATTACCCCAGCAATCTTTGCCCGTTTACCAAGACCTGATGTAAGCAGACGCTTTAAAGACAACGACCCAATTGGCCGTGTAGCGTCAATGATGCTTGAAAGAGCATTGGAATTTGAGTTAGAGCACTATTCTGACTACAAATCTGCTATGAAAAACAGCGTATTTGACCGTCTTATTGGTGGTCGTGGTACAGCTTGGGTTCGTTATGAACCGCATATTGCTAAATATGGCGTAGAAGATGATGGCACACAGATTACAGAAGATGTAGAAGCTGACGAAGGTGCAGAGAATTCAGGAGCAGACGAGCAATTCGGTGAGGAAATCGAATACGAATGTTCCCCAGTAGATTATGTCCATTGGCGTGATTTTGGTCACACAGTAGCCCGTACATGGGAAGAAGTGACTGCGGTATGGCGTAAGGTGTACATGAACCGCAACGCCCTTGTAGAGCGTTTTGGTGAAGAATTAGGCTATAAGATTCCACTAGACACTAAACCCGAAGAATCTAAGTCTTACGCTAAGAATGCAGACATGGCTTATCAGGCCATGATTTATGAGATTTGGGACAAAGAAACTGAAAAAGTCCTATGGGTAAGCAAGTCTTTAGGTGAAATCCTTGACGAGCGTGATGACCCACTAGGTTTGGAAGGCTTTTGGCCATGTCCAAAACCGTTGTATTCCACACTTTCAACGGATAACCTAGAACCAATCCCTGATTACACGATGTATCAAGACCAAGCTAGGGAACTTGATACTTTATGTGACCGTATTGATGGCTTAATCAACGCCCTTAAAGTGCGTGGTGTATATGACGCATCGAATAGCGAATTACAGCGTCTATTCTCTGAAGGCGAAAACAATACATTGATTCCAGTTAAGAACTGGGCGGCTTTTGCTGAAAAACAAGGCATGGCTGGAGCACTCAATTTAGTAGATATTGCACCGTTTGCCCAAGCTTTAGCCCAATGCTATCAAGCAATGGAGCAGGTCAAAGGTCAAATCTATGAAATTATGGGTATTGCCGACATTCAGCGTGGTCAGACCGACCCGAATGAAACGCTTGGTGCTCAGATTATCAAGAGTAATAACGCTTCAGGTCGTCTTAAGACCATGCAACATGATGTGGTGGACTTCGCTACCAAGTTGTTGCAAATTAAAGCCCAAATCATTTGCCAGCATTTCCAGCCTGAAACCATTATGCGTATGGCTGGCGTTGACCAAATGTCTGAGCAGGATAAGATGCTTGTCCCACAAGCCATTGAATTGCTAAAAGACCCAAATATCGGTAATTTCCGTATTGAAGTCACCAGCGATTCCATGATTTATCAGGATGAACAGCAAGAAAAAGCTGACCGCATGGAATTTTTAAGTGCCGTTAGCGGATTCTTAAGCCAAGCCGTACCTGCCGTTCAATCTACCCCTGAATTGACACCATTGCTTGTTGAAATGCTCAAGTTTGGCGTATCTGCATTCAAAGTTGGCAAGTCTATGGAAGGACTTATTGACGAAACTGCTGATAAGTTCCGTGAGCAAGCTAAAGCTATGGAAGGTCAACCAAAACCACCACCTGTTGAAGTACAAAAAGCCCAAGCTGATGCCCAAGCTAAGATTCAACAGATTCAGGCTCAAGGTCAAATGGAATTACAGCTTAAACAAGCTGAAATTGAGATTGAGAAGAATAAGCAAGAAATGCAAGCCCAAGAGAACGCTATTAAGTTCCGTTTGGAAGCTGAACGCAATCAAGCTGACCGTGAAAGCGAAGCACAATTGGCTAAGATGAAGGCAGAACTTGACAGTCATCGTGAAGTTTTACTTGCTTACTTGGACAACGCTACTAAAATTGAAACAGCCCGTATTTCTGCTGGTTTAGATTCAGGCGAAATGGCCTATGTCGAAGCGGTAGAACAGGCACGAATTATTCAAGACACTATGGGATTCTCAGATATGGCAAATCATCCGTTAAAACCCGCTGTTGATTCAATGAACGCAAGTAACCAGCAATTGACCGAAATGATTGCTATGTTGCTTCAGAAGTTGAACCAACCTAAACAAGTTATTCGTGACGAAAACGGTAAAGTTGTTGGTGTTCAGTAATGGCATCAAACCTGAATTATTCCAATGGCACTAGAAACGCCCAGCAACAGGGTCTAATTACCTACGCTGGGGCTGATGCTTTGATGTTCATTTATCAAGGTACACAGCCAGCCAATGCAAACACAGCCATTACAGACCAAACTGTTTTGGTTCAAATGACTATTGGCGGTGCTTTTGGTACTGATTCAAACGGTACTTTAACCATCACAACCCCTATTACTGGGACTGCCGTAACTAGCGGCACGGCTTCATTTTTTAGAATCACCAAGTCCAACGGGGCAACCGTGGTCATGGATGGTTCAGTAGGTACGACTGATGCAGACCTGATACTTGATACGACTACTATCAACAATACGCAGAATGTCACTATTTCTTCAGGCACTATTATCAGGAATAACCAATGACAGTTACCGTAAAACACCCCTTTGTAAGCACCGTTCCTGATGATGCAGATACATCAATTGTTCGCCCGTCAAACTGGAATGCTGACCACACTATTGTTGGTCTAGGAACAGCGGCAGAACTTAATGCTGGCGTAGCTAATGGCGTAGCAACACTAGATGCTGGCGGTAAAGTCCCAGCTTCACAAATCCCTTTACAGGGTGACTTAAATTATCAAGGCACATGGAATGCAACAACAAACAGCCCTACGCTCACAAGCGGAACAGGTACTAAGGGTTACTACTATGTCGTGGATGTTGCGGGAAGCACAAACCTTGACGGCATTACCGATTGGAAAGTCGGGGATTGGGCAATTTTTAACGGAACTGTATGGCAAAAGGTCGATAACACCGATGCAGTAACTAGCGTCAACGGTCAAGTTGGAACAGTCGTATTGACGACAACCAACATTGCTGAAGGCACAAACGAATACTTTACGACCGCTAGAGCAAGACAATCTGTATCTGCTGGTACAGGCATTAGCTACGACAATTCAACAGGCGTAATCACCAATTCTTCCCCATCATTGGGTGGCGATGTAGTTGGCCCTGCTTCTGCAACAGATAATGCTATTGCCCGTTATGACACAACAACTGGCAAGCTAATTCAAAACTCCACAGTTTTAATTGATGACAACGCCAATGTAATCAACCCACGGTCTGTACAATTTTCAGGTGCTACACCTGTTGGCCCAGCTATCGGAGCATTGTGGTTTGATGCGGCAACCGACACTTTAAACTTGCAACAAAACGCCATTACTCAACAGGTTGGCGAAGAAATTTTTGTATATGGCAAGGCTTCTAATACCATTTCAGGCGAAACATTACTACAAGCTATTGTTAAAACTGGCACAGTAGGTGCAAGTGGGGTTATTACTTTTGGCGTAGCTGGTGCTGGAGTTACAGCCCATGAATTGTTTATTGGTGTAGCAACAGAAGATATTGCTACTAACGGCTTTGGTCGTGTAACGGCTTTTGGTGTAGTGCATGGAATAAATACTTCAGGTTCGACTTATGGTGAAACATGGGCTGATAACGATGAAATTTGGTACAACCCTGTAACTGGTGGATTGACAAAAACTAAACCGTCAGCACCTAACATCAAAGTTCAGCTAGGTGTAGTTATTAATGCTGGTTCAGGCGGTTCAGGTTCATTCCAAGTATTGCTTAATACAGGCTCAGAACTTGGCGGTACAGACAGCAATGTTGAGTTATCTAGCCCAACTGCCGCACAAATGCTAACTTATAGCACTACTGATGGTTATTGGAAAAACACTAGCCTAGCGGCTGGAACTGGTATCAGCGTAGGCAATGCGGCAAGTGGTGTAATTACAGTTACCAATAGTGGCGTTACTTCTGCCGTAGCTGGTACAGGTATCAGCGTATCAGGCTCAACTGGTGCGGTCACTGTAACTAATACTGCGCCAGATCAAACGGTTGTGTTGACCGCTGGAACAGGAATTTCTACTAGCGGAACTTATCCAAACATTACACGATTACCCAAGTGCTACCAGTTGGAACGGTAACCGTTACGCCTGTAGCAATAGTAATTGGGCCAGCACTCATAGCATTAGAACCAGTAGTAATGGTGTAGTTAGCTGAAATTGTCTGTGTATTTTCGTAAATAGCACCACTAGCTACTGCGGCAGATGGTTGAGC